TCGCGATCGCGCACCGGCTCGACGGTCGGAAGCGGTGCCGGCAGCGCGGGGACGGCGGCCGGGATAGGCAGCCCGTCCAGCACGTGCCGCACTGCGCGCTCGTATGCATCCCGCGCGAGCCGCGCCTGCTGCTGGCCATCGGCCGTTGCATACACGTGCAGGTCGAGCTTGGACCTGACCAGCGTCGTGAACCCGCAGCGGTCTCGGCCTGGGCCCAGCTCCTGCTCTACCAACGACAGCGAGGGGATGTCGTGGCACATCGCGAGGAAACGCGGGGCGTTCGGCGGCCATTCCCGCGACTCACGCATGCATGCAGCCATCCCCGTGGCGATCTGGCTGGGCCGCAGTCCGGTGATCACCTGCAGCCACGTCTCACCAGCGATCGTCAGCTGCCCGTCCTGCTTCATTGGCGCTGGGCCGTTGTCACGCCCCCATTTGCCGGGAAACATCGCGGCCATGCGCTCCCACAGCGTCCACAGCGCGTCGCCGGCACGGGGGTTGAGCGGCTCAGCCGACAACGGCGAACTCGCCATCGATGACGTGGCCGCCCGGTCCGCCTGCGCTGCCAGTGCCGCCACTGCCTGCTTGGCTGCGCTGGAATTGCTCGCGGAGGAGGCGGACGTGGTCGGCAGAACCGTGGTGAAGCGTTGCATTGGAGGCTCCGGGCGTTTTGGAATTGGACGGGCTGGCGCCCTGCTTGTGTCGGTTCAGGGCCGTCGTGATGGCCCAGCTGAAGGGATTGCTGACGCCGCGCTGGAGGCCTTCGCCGACGGTATCCCGCAGGACTTCCGCCGTGACGCCTGCGCCGACCGCCGCAACCAGGTCGGGGTGGCTCGGGTTGGTCGTGTGACATCCGGCTTGGCGCATCAGCACACACGCTCGCCCCGCCTCCGTCACACCGTCAGGGAATCCTTGAGAGTGCTGTGATGTATCTGGGGTAGAAGTGGGGTCTGAGGTCTGGTTACCCGTGTTCACACCCTGAGTCACACCCTTGGTCACGCGTGACATGTCACGCCCTGTCACGCGTGGCAGGGCCGCCTCTGTCTCCCGGTCACTGCCCGTGACGTGCGTGACGTGCAGCGTGCGCAGTTCGTCCATCGACGCCATGCCATCCGGGACTACGCCTACCGCACGGAGGTCTTCGAACAGCATCGTGCGCCGCGCGCGGGTGCGTGCCTGGCGCTCGGCCTCATTGCCTTTCTTGGCTGACTTGCGGTCCTTCCCCCCAGCCATCCGCTCCTGCGCCTTGACGATCTCTTCGTCGGCCCGGCCGTTACGCCGCAGCCCGTCTTCGCCTGTGGGGAAATACCGCTCAGCGACCTTCTTTACCGCCGCTTTGTCGGCAGTCGTCGTCGCGCCGGCGATCACGAAGAGTTCGCTGAAGGACGCCGGCAGCGGCTCCTCCTCGGCGTAATAGGCGAGCATCAGTCGCAGGTATGCGCCGTGCTCAGTGAGCGACAGCCTGCTGGTGTCACGCAGGTAGTCGCCGGGATACAGCTCGAAGTAGATCATCAGCCCGCCCCAGCGCCTGTGGCGGCGGGGTTGCGCCGACGGGCATTTGCGATCACGAAGCGCTCATGCTCATGGGGCGGCAGCGACTCCAGCTTGTAGGTCTCGCCTAGCGCGTTCCGCCAGTGGTAGGCGGTGGCACGGCTGACGTCGAAACGGCGCACGATCGCCTCCATGGTGGGGAACTCGTCCCGCTCCACGGCCCAACGCGTGAACTCCATGACGATCCTGGTGTTGCCGTAGCCACTGAGCACGTGCTTGGTCGCATTGCTCCGCCTCGCCCGGGCGATGACTGGCACGCGCTCATCAGAGGCGGGCTCAGCGCTTCCACCGGCGTCGCAGCGCATCCCGAATGTGGGGGCCAGGTTCATGCCTGCACCGAGGCCTTGCGCACAGCAAGCGCTGCATCGCGGTGCTGCTGGCGCATGCCGAGGGTCGCGCGGAGGCTGAGGCCACTGGCGCGAGCTGCTGGCGCGTGGCCGGCGTGCGCCCGCAGGGCAGCTGCCCAGCGGAACGCCGTAGCGCGCGAGACGTTGTAGCGGGCGGCCAGGTCCTGCGGGCTGACCGGCGCGTCCTGTTGCTTCACCCACAGCACGACATCGACCAGCGGCAGCATGGGCACTGCGTTCTCGGGAACGGGCTTGCCCACCTTCTCGAACTCATCGACCAGGGTCAGTGCCCAGGCCATCACCGCGCAGCTGCTCATTGGAGCCCCCCGGCCGGCGGCGCGCCGATGGACGGGTCGAACATGTAGAGGTGACCGTCCACGTAGGCAGCAAGCGTCTCCATCGCCGCGCGCATCTGCGCCAGCTCCTCGCGCGCGGTGCGCAGCTCAGGCACGTCCTGGACGCAGACCCGGCCATCGGCCAGGACGTTCGCCAGAGCCTCGATGGTCTGGCCGTATTCGACCGAGATGCGGCCAACGCAAAGCACGCCCGCCTGGGGGCTCAGCTTGGGCATGCGGGCCCCAATGAACCCGTAGCGGTTGGCCAGCTCCCGGGCGCAGTTGTCGCTCCACGGCTGCGGCAGCGCGCGCACCCACGACTCTTCAAGATCGGCCGGCATCTTCACCGTGCCGTTGCGGATGCGGGCCACGATCTGGGCATTCGCCTTGTGCGCCTTGTCCATCGAGTCCATGTCGGTACCGACGTGGAATGTCAGGATTCGTTCGCCAGGCGCGACATCGCGCATGTACTGGTCCGCGATGACCTGGGCCAGGCTGGCATCGGTATGGCTGCTGTTGCGGATGGCTTCGGCCGTGTGGCGGAAGACAGTCGTGGAACGGGGTTCGTGGAACTGAGACTGTGACTTCATTTACGCACCTCGGGAGGCGATGCAAAGTGGCTTCATGGACAGGAAGCCGATGAATAAGGAAGCGGGTGTCGCCCTCCCCGCGTTAAGCTGGATGTGCCAACAACACAGCCCGCAAGGTGGGCGACATGAGCGATACAAGCTTGGACGCGACAACGACACAGATACTGGCGATGCACGTGGTGGTTTCAGCCTTGTGCAGTGCACACAAGGAAGACGAGCAGTTCTTAAAAATGGTGCGACTCATCTCCGACGCCGTGACCGCTCGCATGCCTGCGAACCAGGCCGAGCAGATCCGGAAGCAAGTCAACGGGATCGTTTCTCCGTAAACGACGCGCCTCTTTCTGAGAGCTGCTGGAGCAGCGCCTGCGCGCGGCTATCCGCTTCCGCTTTTGACTGCACGCCGACCACTCGCCCATCGGCATCAGTGCCGATGGCGAGTTCTCCGCGATCCAGGCGGGCAGGCTGCACACCCACTTCATGGACGGTGAGCCTGGTGCTGATGCTGGCGACAGCTTGGACGGATGCCTTGTTGGGCATTTCGCCCTCAAGCACGTTCAGCCGCGCCTCGAGCGCCGCCGTGGCCGAGCCGGCGCGCCGGCTGCGCAGACGCGTCACCGCCGATGCGATCGACAGCGCGATGAGTGCGCCAGCGCCGCCAGCAAGCACATGGGAAAAGGTCGGAAGATTTTCGATAGCCATGGGTCAGCACCCCTCCACGGGGACGATTCGGTTGATGTCGGGGTCATGCTCTTCGGCCGCTGCGGCGACCTCGCTCTCACGCGTTTCCTGCGCCTCCTGCCTCTGGCGCAGCGCCTCGAGCACTTGGTTTGAACGCGCCAGCGCCGTGCGGACCTGGGCGGCGGTTCGCTTCTTCTTGGGCGCTTGGGCGGCGGCTTTACCTGCCATGGCTCAGCACCCCTCCACGGCTACGATGCGGTCAGCGTCCGGGTCCGTCTCGACCAAGTCGCCGAACACGTCGGGCCTCAGCGCGTGCCGGGAGACGCCGGTTGCGGTCTCGATCGACAGAATGTGGTGCGCCGCGACCGGCCGCCGGCCCGTGGCCCACTGCGAAACCATCGCCGGTTGCACTTGAAGCAGGCGCGCCATCGCCGCCTGCCCGCCTACTGCTTCGATTGCCTGCTCAATGGGTGTGCTCATGGAGCAGAACCATAGCAACGCTATCAACGCATGTAAATAGCATCGCTGATCGTGTTCCTGAACCCAGTCAAATAGCATTGCTAACATGCCCAGACCCGCCAATCCCAAGACAGCAGAAGGCCTCGCCATCACTGAAGCCGTCGCGCAGGCGGGCCTCACGCAGGCCGCTGTCGCGGAGCTGCTGGACGTCACCCCCGGTTTCATTTCCCAGTTCGCCAGCGGCCACCGCCCCGTGCCGTGGGATAAGGCTGAGCGCTTGGCTGATGTACTGCGCGTAGAACCCCGCCAGATAAGCGCTGAGTACGCCCGCCTGATGGACCACTTCGGCTCGTCTCAGGTGACGCGACTTGACGAAGCTATCGTGACGTCCGCAATCGGTGTGGCGAGAAAGGCACTTGGCCTGGCCACCGGTGACGTGTTCGAAGTTGAACAGTCGCCCGATCTTTTCGCGCAGGCGCTGCGCGTCGCGATGGCAGCTGAAATCCGGAAACAGGGGAAGGGTATAGATGGATCTCGACACGGAGATGGACAAGCTGGCGGAGCTGATCGCTTTGCGCGCCCAGCGCAAGATGGGCGTGAAGCCGCAACTGGCCGTGGTGGGAAGCGCAAAACAGCCTGACACCAAGCAGGCACAGCCGGGCGCCGCCGCCGAAGCGCAGAAGCCCGGGCGGATGGACTACCTCTACAGGGAGTCCCATTTCCGCATGATCCGCCACATCCGCCGCCGCTGGGGCTGTTCGATGCAGGTGATCATTGACCAGGCATGTTTCGGCCTGGCAGGGATTGAACAGCTGCCCGATGAGCAGCTCATCCAGCTCCACAAAGATCTCGAGCGTGCGCAGGAATGCATGCGCGACGGCGTGTCCTTCGAAGACGCGGGTCTTTTGAAGAACCGATACGGATAAGAAGGCAGGAGCCTATGAACAACTACGCAGGCGTTTCCCTACTCATGATGGTGTTGCTCACTGGGTGCGCCCAGAGCGCGGGCGGATCCCCTGCCAATCGATCGGCGGCCCAACCAAGCAAGCGGCAGAAGCCGAGGCCGCTGCAGCGGCAGCGCTGGCGCCGGAGGCTGTGACGAGCATTGAGGCCGCGACCGGCCACTGCAGAGGCATAGCAGCAGCTGCTGAGCGGACGATGACAGCGCGCCAGATGGGCGCGCCGATGGCAGACGTCATGGAAGCGGCGACCAAAGCGGGCGGCGCCTACGAAAAAATTGTCGTCGATGCCTACGACTGGCTGGCGCGTACTCACAGCGCCATGGGCGAGCTGGAGAAATCGCAGCAGGTGCTGACAAAAGCCGTGGCGGTGTCGCCGCATGCGGTGCGGCGCCTGCGCACGCTGGGCGAAGTCGCCTTCGAGGCGGGCGACAACGACACCGCCGAAAAGGTGCTGAAGCAGGTGGTGCAGAAAGCGAAGTACTCGGAGTTCCGCGACCCCGAGGACCA